TAAAGTGTGCGCTGAAATGCACCTTGACAAACATGTGACCAAAATGATTATAGAATATGGGCAACTAATGTCCACGGCTCATCGTGTTCTGGATGGCCAAGAATACATTGATAAAACTGCCAATGGACGTTCTATCAAGCGTTGGCGCCTGAATGGTGAACTAGAAAATTCTCTTATGAAGGCTTCACATATCAATCATCCATCTGGTGTGTGGACTCGGATAAACCATGAAAACTACAATTGGCTTTATCGTATGTGGTATTATTTGTGTAAAGAATATACCTATCGCTATGGTAAAACACATTCGGTTGAAACACGGTTGCTTAATCCACTTTATCTTCCGCCCGAGCGGATACCTCTTGGTGCTTTTTCTCCACCTACGCCTGCGATGCCTGATGAGTGTAAAATACCAAATGATTCACTCGCATCCTATCACAAATACTATATAGAGCGTAAGAATCATTTCGCTAAGTGGACTAAACGTGAGATTCCCATTTGGTATTCTCAAGGACTAAAAGTAAATAATGCCAACTTATAAATTTTTGAACACCGAAACTGGTGAAGAATTTGAGGACTTTCTAACATTTCCACGCAAACAAGAATTGCTAAAAAAGAATCCTCAGATTCAATCCATGCCATCGGCTTTTGTAATCACAAGTATGACAGGAAGTTTTGACTCTAAGACCGACAATACATGGAAAGAAGTGCTATCAAAAGTAGCCGAAGCACATCCCGAAAGTGAAGTTGCTCGTCGCTATGGTAAAAAGACCATACACCAGGCAAAAGCTCATGACATTTATACAAAATGGAAAAATACATAACTTGCGTAATTTTGAATTTGTAAAACTTGAATCACTAAACTTTGATTTGAAATCTGTAACAACTGAAAATGGAAGGTTATACCAAACGCCATCTGGTGAAATGTATCCTTCCGTGACCACTGTGTTGTCTTCTTACAACAAAAAAGATATTCTTAAGTGGAGAGAAAGGATCGGAAACGAAGAAGCCAATAAAATATCTCAGTCAGCTTCCAGAAAGGGCACACGTTTTCATCATTTGTGTGAAAATTACATTCGAAATCAAATGGACGAAACAAAAATATCTGGAATCATTCCAGATATAAAAGAATTATTTCTTAAAATTAAACCAATACTTGATAATAAGCTTGGTAAAATTTATGCCCTTGAACAATCTCTTTATTCTGATAGCTATAAAATTGCAGGACGTGTTGATTGCATTGCGGAATGGAATGGCCAAATTTCAGTTATCGATTTTAAAACATCTGCACGACACAAAAATCAATTTAACATACAAAATTATTTTATGCAATGTACAGCTTATGCACTAATGTTTTCTGAACTTACAGGCATTTGGATTGATGACATCGTGGTTTGTATTGCTTCACAAGAGGGTGCAGCTCAAGTTTTCGAACGCCAAATAAATGAGTATCGAGAACCTCTTTTAGAATATATACATAAATATAAATAAATTAAAGGAGAACAGGGTGTTATCATTTAAAGAATTTTCTGAAAAAATACAAATAAACGAAGGAAATCCTTTAGCTCGGCTTCATAAGCATTCAGCCGAAGGACGACATTTTGTTGTTATCTCTGCACAAAGAGGTTCATCTGAAGCCACTCCAGAACAAAATAAAAAAAGACATGAAGAACTTCGTCGTAAATTATCATCTCAAGGATATGCACACAAAGAAGTAGAGGGTCATTGGGAAGGTGACAAGGAAAAATCTATTTTAATACACGCAAAAGAAAAGGGTGAAAAATCAGGAAATGAATTACTTCATGACATGAAAAAACATGGAGAGCATTACAATCAAGATGCAATTTATCATCATGACGGTAAAAGCGCTACACTTCACGGAACAAATAAAAGCGGTTATCCCGGTTACGGTAAAAAAGAAAACATTGGAAAATTAGCTTTCAATAAACCAAAAGAACCTGCACAAACAGAAATGAAACCCAAATCTGATCGACCACTAAAACCAGGAAGAACAAGTAAAGGTGCAGCAAGATTTACTTCCGTGAGCAGTCAAAATGATTCTTAGTCCAAAAGACTACGAAGAACGTCTCCTTGAATATTACAAGCAGCAAGGACCAAACCCAGCGGAAACGTTCATGGGTGCTCTAGGTTGGTACGCGAAAAAAAGAAAAGAATTCAATGAACTTTTGAAAGAGAAAAAAATGAATAAAATGGAGAATTCGTGTGAAAAGACGTTTTAAAAATTATTGTGGAGAAATACCAAAAGAATATAAATATTCCTTATGATTGTATGAAGCAAAGAGAAAAGTGTTCTGGACGGCGGGGCAGTACCGCCCTCGTCCACCAAAAGCGGTTTGGTCAGCACTGTGGGAAGCGCAGATAGACAATACTAGAACAGGGTTCGAATCCAAACTAAACCGCTTTTGATGGGCGAGAAATAGTTTCGACAGGGCAAAGAGTAACAGAGTGGACAATTCGGTAGGCGATGACCGTAAATCAAGCAAAACGTTAAACGCAAATGACGAAAAATTTGCATTAGCTGCCTAAACACAGCTTAGGGTTTCGGTGGGTTTCCTCGTAACAGAATAACTCACCATATCACACACAAATACAGGAGAAAAACATGTCTAATATGACACCTTTTGAGATTCGCTTAGATTTATTAAAGATGGCTCAGACCATGCTCGAAGCTGAATACTACGGCAAGAGAGAAACCATCATGAATGATTGGACTACAAAAGTGGATATGGCTAAACATGCCGGACAAACTCCACCAGATCATCCGGGTTATCCACCATATCCCTCTGAATTTGAAATCATTCAAAAAGCTAATGCGCTTAATGGTTTCGTTTCACAAATTCCCACAGCAGTAGTAGAAAAACCGACTAAGAAGTAATCGGTTATCAAATTGGTAATCATATCTTCGAAGATATGATTCCAAGTGATAATAGAAGTGTTTAATTTAATTTTTTGGAGTTTGTTATGGCTACTAAGTATACGTTTGTTTGTAATGATGAATTTGTTCGGTCTAAGATTACGGTTGAAGCTGAAACACATTCTTTAACTGAGCTTATTGCTTTGTTTGAAGACTTCCTGAGAGCGTCACGTTTTTCTTTTAATGGACACTTAGATATTGTTGAAGAAGAAGCGGAAATGCCAAGTGATACGAATGATGTATTTGGTCACATGGTGAATCAACATATTGAAAGCATCAATGGTTCTGAAAAATGTGATGTATGTGGTATTTCTAAAACAATCATGAAAACAGAGAGATGTTGGGATAAATCATGTCCCAAGAAAGGAGAACATGCCAACCAAGGATGAAATGAAAAAATTCGCTTTCACCATAGACAGTATGGTAGCAAACACCGATTACACTTATCTTGAGGCAATCTTAGAATATTGTAAACATACTGGTCTTGAAATAGAAATTGCAGCCTCTTTGATTAACTCAGCTCTAAAAACGAAGATTGAATCTCAGGCTATGGAACAGAATTTATTAAAAACGAAAACCGCTAAATTGCCTATATGACAACCGGTTATGAAACATTTGGCATCTTTCAGGCTCTTAAACTTCACTTCACAACCGATAACTATGATTTTTTTAAGTATAACGGTAAGAGTAAAATCTCTGTAGAATCCTTTGAGAATCGTAAAGACAAGTATCATTTCTACAAGTTATCTCGGCGTCTTCCGAACCGAGAAGAACTAATACTTTTTATTGTTGCGAATTTACTTCACAATGATAATTTGTGGGTTGGTGATTTGTTGACCGAAGAATCTGAAACTATTTACCGTGAAAGGCAAAAAACACTTCAGAGCCTATCTTACACGTTTGAGAATGATTGTCACCACTTGTTTGATGGCATAGACGATCCAAACGAATTGTTGCAAAGTGAATCTGGCGACTATCCTATTCTACTGACGAAGACTTTACAGAAGACCACGCAACTTGAAACCTTGTGTATACTTAATTCTATATTGAATTTCTTTCCGATGTGGACTAAGAAGATTGCCGATACAATTCACTGGCCCAACTATCGAAGAAAAGTGCTAAAGTTTGCCGCATTTTTGACTTACGATAGTGTAAAATATAAGTTGATATTGAAAAGGGTTATAAATGAAAATCAGAACGTTGTTTTTTAGGCAACATACCAAGTTTCCAATTTTTTGTAGGATTCTTGGTTAGTTGTTGATTAATTCCATCGTTGTACCACTTATAACCTTTAGTTGATGGTTTTTGATTTAATCTTCCTAAAATCCAATTATCACCAGGACATTCTGTACAAAATTTGTTTTCTTTTCCGTTATTATACCATCTGCTTTGTTCGTTTAATGTTTTCCTCAGTTTGGATAATTTTTCTTTGTTTTGCTTTGATATTTTTTTGCCGAATGTTCCTTCACCACCTTTCGTTTGATTGTAACCATTACGATAACTGTCATACTCATTTATAAAAAATGGTTCCATAATTTTTAATGTGTGATCTTTTTCAGGAGATTGATAAATTAGTTCAACTAAAAAGTTTTCCCAACCATATTTTATTATGGCTTTGTGTAATGAGTTGTGTTTTGATTTTTTAGATTTTGATATGTAAAAATGGTGATACAAACGACTTGGCCATTTAGAATCAAAACCTATGTATACTTTATGGTTTACTTTATTGGTAAATTTGTAGATTGAATAAATATTCATGCTGATATGGTCCTTTCATGTTAGAGTGGATGCGAGCTGCAACTCGGTGATCCACACCTATTTATGAGAAAATATTATGAAAATAAAAACTTTAATGCTGGATATGGATGGTGTACTAGCAAACTTTGAAAAACGTTGGATTGAATTGTTTGACAGTTCACCCGATGAAACGAGGTCTAAGAAAAAATTTCATCCAAACTGGAAAAAATTCATTGAAGATAGAAACTTTGTTACACTTGATTTTTTTCCTGGTGCCAATAATCTTCTAGATTATGTAGCTTACGCCAAAGTATTCCATGAATTCGACATTGAGATTCTTTCATCAACTGGCGGCGAACAATTTCATGATGATGTTTCTGCACAAAAAAGCTTTTGGTTAATGTCACGAGGCCTCTGGTACAAACGAAACTTTGTATCTGATCGCCGACTGAAAAGAAACTACGCTACACCAGAAACAATTTTGATTGATGACACTGAAGAAGTGATTACCGATTTTAATGAAGCGGGTGGAATCGGTATTCTTCATAGAGATGCGGAAGAAACAATCCGTATCCTGAAATCTACACTTGAAAATGACTAAATATAATTACATCATGTCATTGTGGATAACCCGTTTACACACCGTTAATATTCCGTTTATACGAAAGGAAATATATGAGTTCATTCGCTAATCTTAAGCGCAACAAAAGTTCATTTGAAAAACTCACCAAGGCAATTGAAGCCGTCAATCAACCTGCTGATGCGGGTTCAAAAGAAGATACCCGTTTCTGGCAACCACAAGTAGATAAGTCTGGTAATGGCATGGCGGTCATTCGCTTTCTGCCGGCACCTGCTGTTGATGGTGATGATGCTCTTCCGTGGATCCGTATATTCTCTCATGGTTTCCAAGGTCCTGGTGGATGGTTGATTGATAACTGTTTGACTACACTCAATCAAAAGTGTCCTGTCTGTGAGCATAATAATGCACTATGGAATTCTGGTATTGAAGCCAACAAAGAAATCGTCCGTAAACAAAAGCGTAAATTAAATTATATCGCCAATGTTTTGATTATTTCCGATACAAAAAATCCAGAGAACGAAGGACAGGTTAAGTTGTTCAAGTTCGGTAAGAAAATCTTTGACAAAATCAGTGAGACTATGAATCCTGAATTTGAAGATGAAACACCAGTTAATCCATTTGACTTCTGGGAAGGCGCTAATTTCAAACTTAAAATTCGTAATGTTGAAGGTTATCGGAATTATGACAAATCTGAGTTTGATTCTCCCGAACCACTTTTTCGTGGTAATGATGAGAAACTTGAAGTGCTTTGGAAGAAAGAATATTCTCTCCAAGAATTTACTGATCCTAAAAATTTCAAACCATATGAGGCATTGAAAACACGCCTCGATAAGGTTCTTGGTTTTGAAGGTGTGCCGATTCGTTCTAAGGCCGAAGACATCGTGGCGAAGATTGATAGAGACATTGATACTTCAACGAATGGTGATGAAGATGACTTAGATTACTTCAAAAATCTAGCTGAAGAACGCTAAGAGAGACCCCGCTTCGGCGGGGTTTTTATATGGTGACGGCTCTACCCACCAATAATTTCATAAAATCAGAATCAAAGATCATTGTGTTGAAATATTAGAGCCGTTTTTTAAATATGAATAAGTAGTTGTATTGTTGTATGAAGGAAGTTGAAAAAATGGCTTAGGCGATGATATAGTAATTATCATCAAATAGTATTCAAAATATTCAAAGGAGAATCCAATTATGTTGTCAATCAAACGTAGGTTAGTGCATCTAGCTCTAGCCTCATTAACCGCAGTAGCACTAGTGGCCTGTAGTAAAAAGGAAGAAGCGAAACCTGCTAAACCCGCAGCAGAACCACTTAAGATTGGTTTTGTCTATGTGGGTCCAGTAGGTGACGCAGGTTGGACTTTTGCACATGACAATGGGCGTAAGCACATTGAAGCCAAGTTCGGTGACAATATTAAAACTACTTTTGTAGAAAAGGTGCCCGAAGGTGCAGATGCAGAACGAGTCATTCGTGACTTAGTAGCACAGGGCAATAAACTAATATTTGCTACATCATTTGGCTTTGGTGATGCCATGGAAAAGGTAGCCAAAGATCATCCTGATGTCAAGTTTGAACATGCTACTGGATATAAGACCAGCGAAAACCTGCGTGTATATGAAGCTCGATTTTATGAAGATGCTTACATGGCTGGTGTAGTAGCAGGTAGTATGACTAAGACCAATGTGTTAGGATTTGTGGGCAGTTTTCCAATTCCCGAAGTCTTGCGTAATATCAACGCTTATACATTAGGAGCTCAAAGTGTGAATCCTAAAGTTAAGACCAAGGTTGTTTGGGTTAATACTTGGTTTGACCCGCCCAAGGAAACTGAAGCAGCACAGGCACTAATTAACCAACAGGCTGATGTATTGCTACAGAACACTGACAGTACCGCAGTGCTACAAACTGCTGAAAAGAATGGTAAGTATGCTTTTGGTTGGGATAGTGACATGAGTGCCTTTGCTACCAAGGCACACCTAGGCTCAGCTATTGTGAACTGGGGTCCGTATTATGAAAAGGCTGTGAATGATGTGTTAAACAAAACATGGAAAACCAGTGACACTAAATGGGGCACGAAAGAAGGTGCCAATGACTTGATCAAAGTGCCAGACTCAGTACCTGAAGCAACTCGTAAACGTGTAGACGAAATCAAGGCTGGACTCAAGGCAGGAACTTTTGCTGTATTTAAAGGCCCAATCAAAGACAACACCGGTAAAGTAGTCTTGGAGAAAGATCAGGTTGCCGATGAGGCATGGAAGGGTAAGATCGACTTTTTCGTAGAAGGTGTTGAGGGTAAAATTCCAAGCGGTAAATAAATGGGCATAGCTGCTGAATGGAGCTATTGGCATCCGGTCTGGCGTGCCGATAGTCTCTCACCAGGTGAACTGGTGACGACTGTGCTATTAAACGAACAGGTAGTGCTGTGGCGCGATCTCGATCAAGAGCTCATCCATGCAGCGGTCGATCGCTGCCCGCACCGAGGGGCAGCACTTTCTCTAGGTCGTATCGAGGGCGGACAGCTTCGATGTGCCTATCACGGTTGGTGTTTTGACCAGCAAGGGCAGTGCACTGAGGTGCCGGCATTACCCTATTTTAGCCCGCCCAAGTCATTCCGATTACATCGTTATGATGTTCGGATTGAATTTGGCCTGGTCTGGATTGCTAAGGGCAATGCTCAAATGCCATTGTTTGAGGCTGAAGCGGATTTGTCGAGGCGACATTTGCTTTGCGGTCCTTATAAGGTAAAAGCTTCCGCACCACGAATTGTCGAAAATTTTCTAGATATGGGGCACTTTGCCTTTGTACATGAGCACTTGCTAGGCCATCGTGATCATTGTGAGATCCCGGATTACCGTGTGGTGCATGATGCCTGGGGTCTCGTTGTTGAAAGCGCGCAGGCCTGGCAACCAAAGACTAGCGCGGATGCGAGCGAAGCTGCGCTTGTCGACTATCGCTACGAAGTAAGGGCCCCCTTTCAGGCCGCGCTTTATAAAGGCAAGCAGAGAGATGGCATCGCCTTATTCATCTGCCCTCACGAACCAGAAAGTTCTACGGTGTGGTTCCGTTTAGCGCTTTTTGATCTCGAAACAAGCGACGATACTTTGCTCGAGTTTCAGGACCAAATATTTGCTCAAGATCTACCGATTGTAGAATCGCAACAACCCAAATGCCTGCCACTTGAGCAAAGTCTGGAACTACATTGTGCGGCCGACAAGGCTTCAGTAGCCTATCGTCAATACCTCCGTGAACATGCGATTCGCTTTGGCACGAACTAGTAGCCAGTCTAGTTAAAAACTGGCAACACATGAGTGCCTTTGCTACCAAGGCACACCTAGGCTCAGCTATTGTGAACTGGGGTCCGTATTATGAAAAGGCTGTGAATGATGTGTTAAACAAAACAT